GCGTCCCTGTCGGAGCATGACTGGTACGCCATGATAACCAACCTCGCTCCTTTCGAGGGCGGTACGAAGATGATACATGACCTGTCCGCTCCGTATCCGGGATACAGCGAGGGCAACACGCAGAAGAAAATAAACCATTTCCTTGAGAGCGGGACGAATCCCATCACCTGCAAGACCATCTGCGAGAAGGGATTCAAGTGTCCGAAGTTCGCGGCCGGCGAATGCCCGGTCAAATCACCTGCGGCGTGGTGCTATCAGCCCTTGCCCGCGGACGCTCTCCTCGACATCCTGCACGGCATCCCCGTGACGGGCGAGGCGATAAAAGACCTGCAGGCGGCAAAGCAGTTCGTTTCGGACTATTTGTATAACCAGGACGTGGTGACGGCGGACGTCATCATCAATTCCGAAATCCGCGACCACTTCAAGCTGAAGGCTTCATTTCTGAAATCGCTGAACATGGTGTTCAAGGACGCAAGCAAGGCGTACCAGGCAAGCAAGGCGGCAAAGAGGGCGAAAGCAGGTACCGCGATACCCGACTGGTACGAGCCGACCGACAAGGGGCTGCGCTTCCTGCCGGGAGTGCTTGCGAACGATATGTCGGAGAATCAGCAGGTGTTCTATGCCGCAGAGCAGCACTTCAATTACCGCGGCGGCGTTTACTGCGAGATGTCCGAAATGGAAGCCCAGCGGCTCGTGCAGGAAAAGATGCTGGTGAGGGAAACGAAGATGTCGCAGATCGTTGATGCGGAGAAGCAATGGCGGCTCCTGGTGCAGAGGGACATCCGCGAACTGAACGCAAATCCCTACATCATCAATGTCCGCAACGGCTTATACAACGTCCTGGAGGATACGCTGACGGAACACACGCCGGATTATTACTCTACGGTGCAGCTTGCCGTGACCTACGACAAAAAGGCGGACTGCCCGCTGTTCAAGAAGTTCCTCAAGGATTCGATGGGTGGCGATATGGATCAGGTCGCTCTGATACAGGAGATGCTCGGCTATTTCCTTATCCCGGTCAATTCCGCGCAGAAATGCTTTGTCATCGTGGGCGTGGCGTCAGCTGGAAAGTCGGTGCTGCTCCGTGTGCTGAACGATGTGCTTCTTGGAAAGCAGAATGTGTCAAACGTGTCGTGGCAGGCGCTTAACGAGCGGTTCAAGACGGCGGAGCTTTTCGGCAAGCTGGCTAACATCTTTGCCGACCTGCCCACGAAGAACATTGACGATAACGGCATCTTCAAGGCTCTCGTGGGCGAGGACTATCTGACCGTGGAGAAAAAGAACAAGAATCCGTTCTCGTTTCAGTCAAGCGCAAGGCTCCTGTTCTCTTGCAACAGCATACCGAAGAATTACGGCGACCGTTCGGAGGGTTTCTACCGCAGGCTCATCATCATTCGGTTCAATCACACCGTGCCGCAGGACAAGCGCGATCCCGAACTGCTGGATAAGTTTCGCATGGAAGCGGACGGCATTTTCCTTTTCGCATTGGAAGGACTCCGCAGGCTCATGAACAATCACTATGTGTTCTCCGAGACGCAGGTCAACACCGATGAGCTGCAGCAGTACCGCGAGGAGTCGGATTCCGTTCTGTCGTTCGTGAAGGAATACTGCGAACTGGACGGTTCGTATTCCGCAGGCTCTACGGAACTGTTCAACGCATATAAGGGCTACTGCGAGGAATGCGGCCTGAAACCGTACTCGCAGAAGAACTTCGTGCAGCAGATCACGGCGGCGTTCCCCGATGTGACGAGGGGTATCGATAAACTTGGAAAAAGGCGCATCCTTACCGGGATCAGGCTCGGCGAGGTGCTGGGATGACGGGATTCCTGGCGGTGTTTCTCCAAAGGGCATCGCCGGGATTCGTTCTGACATTTGACACGTTTTACACGTAAATCCTATCTCCACATATATACACCAATAATTTATATACCCTGATTTTTCAGTCAGAAATCTATATGAAAATGGGATTTGTCGTGTCAAATGTGTCAGAAGCGTTGTAAACAGGGAGGTTCGTTTGACAGATGAGAGAATCGGACATCGTAAAAGCAATCATGAAGTACCTTAAGACCGTGCCGGGGTGTTTCTGCTGGAAAGAGCATGGCGGTATGTACGGGACGGCGGGCATCCCCGATATCATTGCCTGTATAAACGGTCGGTTCTTCGGATTCGAGGTAAAGACCGAGGATGGCAAGCCCACGAAACTGCAGGAGGCTACTATCCGAAAAATCCTCGCGGCGGGCGGCACTGCGCTGGTGGTGCGCTCGGCGGACGAGGTGCGAACCGCGATAAACGGTTCCCTGCGCTGATACAAAGATACATCGCTCCGATGCAACGATGCCTATTTCCGACAATGGGAGGTATCGCATATGAGCGACATCACAAATTACGAGAACCTTGCGAACGCCATAATCCTGCAGGCCGTGAAGGACTATCGGATGGCTCTGAAATGTCTGAAGAGAAATCCGAAGAACAGGACGGCTCTGGCGGACAAGGACGAGATCGAGAGATTCTTTCGTTCGCAGTGGTTCACGGTTTTAACGAGTGTTGACGGCGAGATGCTGATCCGCTCCCTGACAATGGAGGTGGACGCATGACCGCTAAAGAATATCTGAACCAGGCGCGGCACCTGGACGCACTCATCAACTGCCGCCTGCGTGAAATTGACTACTGGAGGGATTTATCGAGCAGCGTCTCATGCATGAAATTCGACGGGATGCCGCACAGTCCCAACCGTCCGACAGAAGCGCCTTTCGTGAGGTGTCTTGAAAAGATAGACGAGATACAGAGGGACGTGGAGGACAAGGTGGCGTACCTGGTACGGCTCAAGGAAGAGATCAACATGGCAATCGATATGCTTGCAAGTCGGGATGAACAGCTTCTACTTCGCTATCGTTACCTTGATGATTTCACCTGGGAGGAGATCGCCAGGATGCTGAACGTGTCGCTCCGCACGGTGCATCGCATACACGGGTCGGCTTTGCAGAATTTTATCGTCCCGTATTGAAAGTTGGCACGGTTTGGCACGGAATGTCACTATTTACCTATGGTATGATTACAATAGCAAAGTAGAATAAGACGAGCCTCATGGGAGCGATCCCGTGGGGCTTTTCTTATGCCCGGAAAGCGAGGTGATTTGTATGCCGAGGAAACCACGGCGCGGGTGCGCTGCAAGCGGATGTCCAAGGCTGGCTGTCGAGGGCGGTCAATACTGCGAAGAGCATCAGAGACTCGCCGCGCAGCAGTACAACAAACACACGCGCAGTCCCGACACAAACAAGAAGTACGGCCGAGCCTGGAAGAGAATCCGCGACCGTTACGCCGCGTCACATCCTCTGTGTGAGCGGTGCCTTAAGGAAGGACGGCTGACTCCCGTGGAGGAGGTACACCATATCCTCCCCATCTCCCAAGACGGCGATCATCGTGAGAGCAACCTCATGTCGCTCTGTCAGTCCTGCCACACCAAGATTCATCTTGAAATGGGTGACAGACAGATTCGCAGCTGACCGGGAGGGGCGGTCAAAATCTCTGCGGATCCCTTATGCGGACAGCGGCCTGGGGCTTCGTGCGCGAATTTTCGTATTCAAACGGGGTATTAACCCGGTGAATGCAGATCGGAGGTGAGAATGTGGCAAAAGACGGTACCAACAGGGGCGGTCCCAGACCGGGAACGGGTCCGAAAAGGAAACCGCTCGTAGACAAAATACAGGACGGCACGGCAAAGGGAACGCTGGTGATGCCGGACGATCTGCCGGAGCCTGCGGATATCCGGGGTGAGGATGTTCCTCCCGTCAGGGATTACCTCAAGGCAAAGCAGAAAAACGGCAGCGACCTGTGTGCCGAGGAGATTTTCAGAGAAACGTGGCTGTGGCTAAAGGCGCGGGGCTGTGAAATGTTAGTAAACAACCAGCTTATAGAGCAGTACGCGATGAGCGTGGCGCGGTGGATTCAATGCGAGGAAGCGATATCCGAATTCGGGTACCTCGCCAAGCATCCCACCACGGGGAACGCCATCGCATCGCCTTATGTGTCCATGAGCCGCGACTACAAGAAACAGGTCAATGCGGACTGGTTCCAAATCTATCAGATCGTGCGTGAGAACTGCTCCGTGGAATATGACGGCGCAAGCCCGCAGGACGATCTGATGGAGCGGCTGCTCCGCGCAAGGAACAGAAAATAAAAGAAATGGAGATATGGACATGAAAACTTACAAGACAGCGGAAAGCGTATGCGCAGGACATCCCGACAAGCTGTGCGACTTCATCGCCGACAGCATCTTGGACGCCTGCCTTTACAAAGACAAGTCCTCCCGCGTAGCCTGCGAGGTCATGGCGGCGGGACGGCGCATCATCGTTGCGGGCGAGATCACCTGCTCGAAGACCGTGGATATCCGATACACCGTCCGCAGGGCGCTGGAGAAGGTCGGCTACAATCCTTACGGCTTCCTCATTTATGTGTTCATCCGCAAGCAGAGCCGCGACATCGCGGGCGGCGTGGACATGAGCATTGAAGCAAGGAACGGCGATACCTCCTGCTATGCCAATCTCGGCGCGGGCGATCAGGGCACCGTGTACGGGTACGCTACCAACGAGACAAGGGAGTACATTCCCCTGCCGCTCCTTCTTTCACACAAAATATGTAAAAGACTGGACACGGTAAGGAAAGACAACCTCATCCACGGCATCAAGCCGGACGGCAAGGCGCAGGTCACCGTGGAATATGTGAACGGCAAGCCAAAGCGCGTAAAGACCATCGTGGTTTCCGTCCAGCACGACAAGGACAAAGACTTGGATGTGTTAAAGAGCGAAATCATTGCCGAGGTACTGCATCCTGTGTTCACGAAGTTCCCGTTTGACGCCGATACGGAAATCCTCGTCAATCCCTCCGGCAGATTCGTGGAGGGCGGTCCCAGGGCGGACACGGGACTTACGGGCAGGAAACTGATGGTTGATACCTACGGAGGACTCGGCGCTCATGGCGGCGGTGCGTTCTCCGGAAAGGACCCCACAAAGGTCGACCGCTCCGGCGCATACATGGCTCGGTGCATCGCAAAGAACATCGTGTCCGCTGATTTGGCGGATGAGTGCCAGGTCGCTATCAGCTACGCCATCGGGAAAGCCGATCCCGTGGCTGTCCAGATCGATACGTTCGGCACGGGAAAGGTCAGCGATGAAGTGATCGCCAATGCTGTGAACAAGGTTTTCAATATGCGTCCGGCTGCGATTATCAACGAGTTTTGCCTGCGGAACTGCTCCTTTGCGGAGTATTCCGCATACGGGCATTTCGGCAACGGTTATCCCACCTGGGAACATACCGACAAATACAGAGAATTGAGGGAGGCGGTGAAGTGCTATGAAGACAACGACTGAAATGCAGCTCGTTTCGATCACAAAGCTGGTGCCGTATGTCAATAATGCGCGTACCCACTCCCCGGAACAGATAAACAAGCTGCGCTCCTCGCTACGAGAGTTCGGCTTCATCAATCCCGTGATCATCGACCGTGACTTTGGCGTAATCGCCGGCCACGGTCGTATTCTTGCGGCGAAGGAGGAAGGCATCGCGGAGGTTCCGTGCGTCTTTGCCGACCATCTGACAGAAGCACAGAAGAAAGCGTATATCATCGCCGACAACCGCATGGCGATGGACGCCGGATGGGACGAGGAGCTTCTGCGCGTGGAGATCGAAGCTCTGCAGGCGGAGGCGTTCGACCTGTCCCTCACGGGCTTTGACGAAAAGGAACTGTCCGACCTGTTCAAGAGAGACGGGGATGTGCAGGAGGACGATTTTGATGTGGATGCGGAACTGGAAAAGCCCACATTCTCCAAGAGCGGCGATGTATGGACGCTCGGAAGGCACAGGCTTGTATGCGGCGATTCCACGAAAGCGGAAACCTTCGCCGTCCTCATGAACGGCAGGAAAGCGAACATCGTGGTGACCGATCCTCCGTACAATGTGAACTACGAAGGAACCGCTGGGAAGATCAAGAACGACAACCTTGCGGATGAGAAGTTTTATCAGTTCCTCTTCGATGCATTTTCCAATATCGAAAAGGTCATGGCGGACGATGCGTCCATTTATGTGTTCCATGCGGATACCGAGGGGCTGAACTTCAGAAAGGCGTTCGCAGATGCGGGATTCTATCTTTCCGGCTGCTGCATCTGGAAGAAGCCGAGCCTGGTGCTTGGGAGAAGCCCGTACCAATGGCAGCATGAGCCTTGTCTGTACGGATGGAAGAAAAGCGGCAAGCACCAATGGTACGCCGACCGCAAGCAGACTACGATATGGGAGTTCGAGAAGACCAAGAAGAACACGGATCATCCGACCATGAAGCCCATACCGCTCCTGGCGTACCCGATACAGAATTCTTCTATGAGCAACACGCTCGTCCTCGATCCGTTCGGCGGCAGCGGCTCCACGCTGATCGCCTGTGAGCAGACTGACAGGGACTGCTACACCATAGAACTGGACGAGAAATACTGCGATGTCATCGTGAAGCGGTACATCGAGCAGGTCGGCTCTGCGGACGGCGTTTCCGTGGAGAGGGACGGCAAGACATACACCTTCGCAGATCTGGAGGTGGCTGATGAATAAACTGACGCTCGGCAGCCTGTTTGACGGCTCCGGCGGTTTTCCTTTGGGCGGCTTGATTTCCGGCATTGCTCCCGTGTGGGCATCGGAGATCGAGCCGTTTCCTATTCGGGTGACCACCAAACGGCTGCCTTTTATGAAACACTACGGCGATGTTTCCAAAATGGACGGCGGGAGCATCGAGCCGGTGGATATCATCACTTTCGGTTCGCCGTGCCAGGACATGAGCATAGCGGGCAAGCGCGAAGGGCTGGACGGCAACCGCTCCGGCCTTTTTTATGAAGCCGTCCGAATCATCAAGGAAATGAGGTGTGCCACCAATGGCAAATATCCAAGATACATCGTGTGGGAGAACGTCCCCGGCGCATTCTCCTCAAACAAGGGAGAGGACTTCCGATGCGTCCTCGAAAGCGTCTGCCGCATCGCAGACGAAACCGTATCTGTCCCTTCACCTAAGAAGTGGCAGAGCGCGGGAAGCATCGTGGGAGACGGTTACTCCGTTTCCTGGAGAGTGCTTGACGCTCAGTATTGGGGAGTTCCCCAGAGAAGAAAACGCATCTACCTTGTCGCAGATTTTGCAGGCGGGAGTGCCGGAAAAATACTATTTGAGTCAGAAGGCGTGTCTGGGTATTCTGCGGAGGGCTTCCGCGCGTGGCAAGGAGCTGCCGCTGATGCTGGCGAGGGCTTTGGAGAGACAGGCACTTTCTGCCTGAACGACCAGGGCGGGCAGCGGATGGACTTGACCGAGGATGTGACGAACACGCTCCGTGCGGAAAGCCACCATCCTCCGCTGGTGTTTGAGAACCACTCGCAGGATTCCAGATACACGGGACCGCTCGATGTGGCGCAGACCGTTCTTTCCACCTTCGGCACGGGCGGCAATAATCAGCCCTTCGTGGTGGAGACGCCTAAAACGCTGAAGATTCGCTCCGGCTGCGAGGGCGGCGGCAAGGGACCGCTCATCCAGGACGATAAGTCCGCAACGCTCGGCTGCAACAACGACCAGACGCTTTTCGTGCCGACCGTGTTCGGCATCTGCTCCAAGGACAGCAACGCCATGAAGTCTTCCAATCCCCACAGCGGGATATACAAAGCGGAGACTTCACGGACGCTGGATGCGAACGGCGGCAATCCGTCCTGCAACCAGGGCGGCATGGCTGTCGTGGCTCTTGAGGGCAACGGCGCAAGGCCGTCCCATAAGGGCAGCGGGTACTCCGAGGACAATGTCAGCTTTACGCTGAACGCCACGGAACAGCACGGCGTGGCTTACGGCATAGACCGCGCTACCTATAACATGGGTCAGAATGCGCAGTTCGGGATTGCGGTCGAGGAGGAAGTCGAGCCTACGATGGTGGCGAAGGGACCGGGCGCGGTGGCGCATCCCGTCTATACCACGAGCAAGAATTCCTATCATATGGAAGCCGAGGAGGACGTGGCGAACACGCTGGTCGCTACGGATTACAAGGATCCACCGACTATCTCGGAAGAACCGTACTACATTGTCCGCAGGCTCACGCCGACCGAGTGCGCAAGGCTGCAGGGCTTCCCGGACTGGTGGTGCGATGATCTCGGCACGGCAAAGCCGTCCGATGAGGAACTGTACTATTGGTACAAGGTGTTCGAGACATGGCGGCTGGCAACCGCTCCCGACAGCAAGCCCAAGACTTCAAAGCAGATAAAGAAGTGGCTTGCCAATCCGTATTCCGATTCTGCGGAGTATAAGATGTGGGGCAACGGCGTGGCTCTGCCGTGCGTGGTTTTCGTGCTTTCGGGCATTGTGTATT